ATATCCGGATTTTGATTTTGTGAGGAGGCGGCGGCTATGGCGCTTATGTATCAAGACAAGGTGGTCGCAGATGTGGGCGGCGGCGGCGCTTCAAGTGGGGTTCCGTTCGGCGCAATCGCAATGTGGTCCGGCAACGCGGACAGCATCCCGCCTGGATGGCAGCTGTGCGACGGCACAAACGGGACGCCTGATTTAAGAGACAAGTTTGTGCTGGGGGCGGGCGGGGAATGCGCGCCAGGGGATACCGGTGGAGAAAAAGCGGTTACGCTCACGGTACCTCAACTCCCAAAACATTTCCATGAGTTTAACTGGAGCCCTGGTGGGTCCGGCACAAATCAATATCTTAAGCCAGTGAATGCAGCTCCATATAACACTCCGGCCCAGACATCTAAGGTTGGTGGAGATCAACCTCACAACAATATGCCTCCTTATTACGCGCTCTGCTACATCATGCATATGGAGCTGGGCGGCGGATCAGGCGGCTCTGGCGGTCCCGCAGAGGAAATCTATTCGACGGAGGAGCGGCGGATCGGAACATGGATCGATGGGAAGCCGCTCTATAGGCTGTCGATAGAAACGACCGTAGAAAACCCGGGGACGGCGTCGGCAATACTGGAGCTCCCCGCAGAAGCAGAAGTCAAAATGTTTCAAGGCTTTGCGAAGCGGGTAGATAACGGCGCAATCTATTCGCTTCCGAACGCTGAGCCAAATGATGTGGGGCATAACATATCTTGCTATATTCATAATAGCAAGATAATGGTATGGGCTGGGAGCGGGGTTGCTACTCGTTTGAAAAATGGTAAGTTTTGGGCGATTGTGGAGTACACCAAAACCACCGACGAAGCGCAGGAGGAGGTGTGACCGCAATGACCGACGCGATTATTGTCGCCCTGATCGGCCTGCTGGGCTCCGGGGCCGGGACCTTTGGGGGCATTCTGGTGTCCTCCAAGCTGACCCAGTACCGGCTGGAACAGCTGGAGAAAAAGGTGGAGGTCCATAACCAGGTGATCGACCGGGTGTACAAGCTGGAGGAGCGCACGGAGCTCCAGGAGGAGAAAATCCGGGTGGCCAACCACCGGATCAGCGACTTGGAAGAGGCGGTGAAAACGTGAATCCGTTTGTGCTGGCCGCCGGGCTGCTGCTGGCTGGTGTGTGTGTCGCCCTGGCGGCTCTGGGGGTGATCCCCGTCCGGCGCTGGTTTGTCCGGCTCCGGGCCGTGCCCCACCTGTTTGCCAAGGCTATGGTGCTGTGGTGCGTGGCCTGCGGCACCGCCGCCTCCGGGTACGCCATGCGGATTCTCTCCCGCACGGGCCACGACCCCGCCGCCCTGCTGGGGGTGATCCTGGCGTTTTTCGGCGGGGAGCTGTTACTTATGTGTCTGAAAACTGTGCTGAATGGAAACAAAAATCGAAAGGATGAAGAAAAATGACTGATTTAACCCCTGTTTTCAATGCTGTGATTGCCCTGCTGGCGGCGCTGGTGACCGCCTTCGTGATCCCCTGGATCAAGCGTAAAACCACCGCCCAGGACCGGGAGGAACTACTGCGCTGGGTGGAGATCGCCGTGGCGGCGGCGGAGCAGCTGTGGGACTCCACCCAGGGGGAGGAGAAGAAAAAGGCCGTTGTGGCCTTCCTGCGGGAAAAAGGCTTTACGTTTTCGGAAAGCGAGATTGACTCCGCCATTGAGGCGGCGGTGCTGAAGCTGCACCATGAGCTGACCCGTCCGGATGATATGTCCGACGTGGTGCAGCAGGTCCAGGGCACGGCGGTGACCATCATGCGGTCCACCACCGTGTTTGACGCAGACCAGGTGGAGGTTACGGAGGAGACGGCATGATGTCATTAGAGGAAGCAATCCAACACTGGGAGGTGGGATAAAGGAATGACATCTATCCCATTAACACGCGAGGAGGCAAATGAATATATTGACCGCCTGCATCGGCACCATACACATACCGTAGGGGATAAGTTCCGAGTCGGCTGTGAGCATAACGGACAATTAGTCGGTGTAATTCAAGTCGGGCGCCCTGTTTCCCGGAATTTAGACAATGGACGCATTTTAGAGGTGACCCGACTGTGTACAGATGGTACCAAAAATGCTTGCTCCTATTTGTATGCCACAGCTGCCAGGGTAGCAAAAGAAATGGGTTATGATAAAATTATAACCTATATCCTATGCTCTGAATCGGGCGCCAGCCTCCGGGCTGCAGGTTGGCAGAAGGAAGCGGATATAAAGGGGCATAACTGGAGTTGCAAATCACGTCCAAGGAGTACCACTGCACCTATATGCAATAAGCAGCGATGGTCAAAAATCTTGAAGGGGGACAAATTGATTTGACGGCAGAGAAAATTTTAGAAATCGCCCGGGATCAGCTGGGCATCAAAGAAAATCCCCCCAACTCCAACCGGTGCAAGTTTAATACAGCCTACTATGGACAGGAGGTCTCCGGCAGCGCCTATCCCTGGTGCTGTGCGTTTGTCTGGTGGGTGTTCCGGGAGGCCGGAGCCTCCGGGCTGTTCTACGGCGGGAAGAAAACCGCCAGCTGCTCCACCCTGCTGGGTTTTCACAAGGCCCAGGCGGTCCGGGGGAACTACCTCCCGGGGGATATTATCTTTTTCAATTTTGACGGCAGGAAAAACACCCAGCACGTGGGCATTTGTGAGGGCTGGGACGGGCGGTACATCACGACGATCGACGGCAACACCGCCCCCACCAATGAGGCCAACGGCGGGGCCGTCATGCGCCGGAAACGGGACAAAAAGTATATTGTCGGGGCGTACCGTCCCGCGTATGAGGAGGATGATATTGTGACACAGGCTGACTTTGAAAAGATGATGGACGATTATTTAAAACGCCGCGGGGACAAGCCCGCCTCCGGCTGGGCCGGGGAGCTGCTCCAGCAGGCCAAGAGCGCCGGCATTACCGACGGCTCCCGGCCTCAGAGCTTCGCTACCCGGGAAGAGGTGGCGGTGATGATCCTCAACGCCGGCCGCTGACCACGGGATGGGAAGGACGTGACCCATGTCAACAGCACGGATCAGACTGCCCGCCACGCTGGATCATCTGCTGCGCTCGGAGCTTGAGGTCTGCATCCAGGAGGCCAACCTGGGGACCGTGGACGAAAGGATAGCCAGGGAATATATGCTGGACAAAACGCCGCAAATCGAAATCGCGGTAGAACTTGGATGGACCCGAACGACCATGCCAAGACACATCAAGCACATTGTGGGCAAGGTTGAGGAGACAGCCCGGCGGTTGGAATGAAGTTTGACATAAGTGATACCCAAATGCAACGCGGCGATGCTGGAATTAAACCCAGCATCGCCGCGTTTTTGCTATACTATCCATAGGCGCTTCGGGGGAGTCGGAGCGGACACGTCCCCGCTTGCAGGCTCTCCCGGCACCAAATTTATATGTAAAGGACGTGTTTATTATGTACGCTGGTCCTGGCGTCTATCCCGGCGGCCCGATGCAGGGCCCCCAGCAAAACGCAAATGGATATCCCCAGCAGCCCGGCCCTATGCAGCCCTCTCCTACCCCCGCGCCGCCCCAGCAGACCCAGGTGCTGTTCCGGCCGGTCTCCTCCTACGATGAGGCCCTGCTGGTCCCCGCCGACGTCACCGGGGCCATTACCCTTATGCCCCACCTGTCCAACGGCCTGATTTACACCAAGCAGCTGGACTCTAACTGTAACGTGGATTTTGGCATCTACCGGCGGCTGTCCAATCAGCCCACCCCGGTTCCGGTCCCCGCTCCCGCGTCCGTCTACGACCCCCGGACGGAGATCGCGGTGCTCCGAGATGAAGTTAACTCCCTGCGGGCGGAGCTGGAGGAGAGCAAAAAGGTGGCCCCTAAGCGGCCCACAGGCGGAAAGGCGGTGGAGGCGTGAATCCCATGCAGGGCGGGGGCAACATCCCCCAAATGATGATGCAGGCCATGATGCAGGGACAAAGCCCCATGCAGTCCCCTATGGTCCAGGACATCGTCCGGCTTAAACAGCAGGGCTTAGACCCGGTATCCGCCATGCAGCAATTGGCCCAGAAATATCCTCAATTCCGGCAGGCTATGCCCTTCCTGGGCAACAAAAATCCCCAGGAAATGGACAAAACCGCACAAAACGCCCTCCAGCAGGCGGGCGTGAATCCTGCTGATCTGATGACCCAGTTCCAGCGCTATATGTAACCCGCAAAATTGCATAGCAGGAGATAGTCTCCTTTTCGGTTTCGCCCGGTTCCTGATAAAAAACCGCTCTTGACTTTGACACAGTCGGGGGCGTGCAGGCTCCCGGTGTGAATAAACCGAAAAGGAGAATTTTTTATGGCAGAGAACAATGACGCCCTGATGGCCTATGCGATGGGGCAGGACAATGGCCGCAATAACGGCGGCGGTATGTGGGGCGACGGCTGGATGGGCCTGATCGCCTTCGCAATGATTTTCGGCTGGGGCAATGGCGGCTGGGGCGGCGGCTTCGGCGGAAACGCCGGCGGCGCGTACCCGGTGGAGGCCATTTTGCAGCGCAGTCTGGACACCCAGACCGTGATCGGCAAGCTGGACGGCGTGACGCAGGGCCTGTGCGACGGGTTTTATGCCCAGAGCAACGCCGTCAATGGCCTGGGCATGACCATGATGCAGGGCTTTTCCCAGGCGGAGCTGGCCCGGTGTACTCAGCAGGGCCAGCTGATGCAACAGCTCTATCAGATGGGCTACGACAGCAAGGATTGCTGCTGCCAGACCCAGCGGCTGATCGAGCGGGGCTTCTGCGATATGGGCTATGCGGCGGCCACCAATACCGCCAACATCATTCAAAATGCCCACAATGACACCGACCGGGTGATTGCCCGTCTGGACGCCATGGAGGCCGCCCGCAAGGACGAGACCATTTTCACCCTGCGTCAGGAGCTGCAGGACGCCCGGTTCCAGGCCAGTCAGAACGCCCAGAACGGTTACATCGACGCGGTGGTAAACTCCGCCGTTGCCAAGCTCCAGCCTCCCCGTCCGGTCCCCTCTTACCCTGTCAACCCTCCGTTTCCCTATAACGGCCCCTGTAACGGTTACAATGGCGGGAACGGCAGAAATTGCTATCAAGACTGCGGCAGCTGCTGCTAATCCCCGCTTTGACGGGTGACCATTTCGGGGCGGCGGGAAAACCTGCCGCCCCTGATTTTAGGAGGGAAATTTATGTCTTGCAAACCTGTATGTAAACTTTGCCCCCGCCTGGTGCTCAGCCAGGCCGTGACATTTACCGGCGGCAATCTGGTGATCAACCTGCCCGCTGGCAGCTACAACAACAGGCAGAAATACTGTATCGTTGTTGCCCAGGCAATCCCTGACGCCGCGACCATCAACGCGCCGGTGGTCATTACCATTGGAACCGGTACCCAGACCTATCCGGTGACAAATCGGTGCTGCGCCCAGCTCACCGCCTGCGCTATCCGGACGCGGACCCGCTACGCCATGGTGGTCGCCACCAGCGCGACGGGCGGCAGCTTTAAGCTTTTGGGCAATGCCTGCCCCTGTCCCACCAATAATCTGTCCAGCATCAACGGCACGGCCCCCGCGGCTCCTCCCGCCCCCACGACCTAAGGAGGAGTGATATGAGACATTATATCAAAGCCCAGATGCTCAGCCCATTCCGCCGCAGGGAGTATGAGCCCGAAAACCGGTTTAAGGATCAGGATGGTCGGGAGCACTATGATAACGGGCGTTTTGCCCCGATGGGTGCGTGGGATGGTGGATGGCAGACCCAAATGCGCTATCCCATGTCCCCCTACGTGCCCCCTGTCTATGAGTACCAAACAAGGAGGGAGAAATACCAGCCCATGAACCGGATTGGATTTTTTGTCAGCGATGAGGAGGAGCGGAGCCCCTCCATGCACGGCGGAGTCCGGGAGTATCACTCCGACGCCGAGTACCGCCGGATGCATGAGCTGGACCGCATGGGCGGCGCCGGCCTGTCCGAAGGCTACGGCCGCGGATACGGCAGGCCTACGCTTACCCGCGAGATGGCGGAGGAGTGGACCGCCAACATGGAAAATGAGGATGGCACCCGGGGGCCCCACTGGCCCTTTGAGCGTATCCAGAAGGAGATGGAGCAGCACGGCGTCAAGTGCGACCCTGTCAAGTTTTGGGCCGTGATTAACGCCATCTACAGCGACGATGTTGCCGTGGCAAAGAAACATGGAGTGAATACCATGGAGTATTACATCGACCGGACGAAAGCCTGGCTGGAGGACAAAGACGCTGTGCAGGATAAGGCCGGGGCGTACTATATGTATGTGGTGGAGCACCGCTGAGTATTATTTCATCACGAACAAATTCAAGCCGGGAGATTGAAAAATCTCCCGGCTTTGACCTTTATTTGCAACAAAAATATATTGTACTTAATGCTTTGATCCAACAGGATACTATAAATTAGTACAATCATTCCCGAAAATTAACGCGGGGCATATTCTCCCCGTCTAGGCGTATCTCTTGAATGATTCCATGCCACATATCGCGGCGTTGAACTGCGGTGAAGGAGGGGTAGAACGTAGGGAGGCCGTCTTGCAGCAGCTCACGCAAGCCCTGAAAATCTGGCGCTGGGGGCGGTTCTGTCTCCTGCGCCTCCTGGAGCTGGGCGGAATATTTAGCCCAGTCTGTCCGGTACTGGTCCATATCGATGAGCTCATTGATATACAAATCTTTGAGCCGGTCCATTTTTCGCTGTATTGCAGCGCAATCTATCTTCGGACGCTTCGCCTGGGCTGCATCGATATTCCATCTGGCTTGCCAGCGGTCCAGCTCTGTGGATATATTCTGTAATAGCCATTGCTCCAGCTTTTCCTCACTCATTTGTTTCCTGTGCGTGCATTTGTGATAGATGGTCGCATTGCGGCAGCGATAGGAACGGTATTCTTTCCCGCACTTTGTGCCAGCGCAACTTCCAGTCATCTTGAAGCCACATTCCGTGCAAACCACCAAGCCGGAAAAGAGATATACCCGCCCGCTCTCATTCTGGCGGACGGACCGGCTCTCCAGGAGTTTCTGAACCGCGTCAAATTCCTCTGGTGGGATCAGCGGCTCACAGTAAGCTGTATTCCCACGGTATTCTCCCTTGTATAAGGTATTTTTCAGCATCTTGCGAGCGCTGTGGTCCCAGAGCATGACCCCATACATATCTCTGATATAAGCCATTGCGGCATTGACAGAAGATTTTTCGCGGTATGTGCGGAAAAACGCCCGGACAATTTCCGCATTGTCCGGATCCGGAACCACGCGCTTGTCCTGGATCCGCAAGCCCAGCGGGAGAGAGCCGGAAATCACTTCTCCCCGGGCCACCTTGTTTTCAAACACAAACTTGATCCGGTCGCTGTCCCGGTCGCTTTCATCCTGCGCCACCGAGAGCCGGATATTGATGTACAGCCGGCCGTTTGTGGTTTCCGTGTCATAGTGCTCCTGCGTGGTTTTCCAGGCTACGTTGTGGGCGTCCAGAATCTCCTGGATTTTATAGTAGTCGGCCACGCTGCGGAACCAGCGGTCCAGCTTGATAAACAGGATAACGTCGATCTTTTCCGCCTTAACGTCCTCCAGCATCCGCATAAATTCTTTCCGGTTGGTATATTTCTTCCGGGCGCTTTTGCCTTCGTCCACGTACACCCCGGCGATGGCATAGTTATTCGCCCGGGCGTACTCCTCCAGATTGTCCCGTTGGGCCTGGAGGGAATAGCCCTGTTTGGCCTGCTCCTCTGTAGATACGCGGATATACAGCGCCGCGCGGCGGATGGGCGGAATGGGATTTTTGACTTTTGCCATGTAAATTCCCCCTTGAATATCACTAAAATATACGATATAATAGAAGGGCAGTATGAATCCCGGCAAAAGATTTTACTGCCCTTCTTCCGCCTCCAGTGTTCGTGCACTGGGGGCGGGATTTTTATTGCAAAATGTTGAAAAATATGGTAAGCTGAATCTGCGCTGCCAGTAACGGTAGGCGGTTGGCCCTCCCGACGGGGGGCAGCTTCTGCCCTCTGATCTTCGGAAAGGGGGGGCTGTCCAGTGGTCACATACGGTGAACTGTTTCAGTACACACTTGTCATCATCGGCATAATTGCCCTGTTCATTCAGGCCAATAAAAAGAAGTAACCGCCCGGTCCCTCAACCTGCGGTTACTTCTTGTAACTAATTGACAGGGGGCCAACCGCTTACCGGCAGCGCCCTTTCTACTGTCCAGTATAACCGCCTGATCTGGAATTGTCAAGTACCGCCCTGGGCGGTTTTTCAAATCCGCAAACGCTTGCGGATTTGCTCACGTTGGAAAGTTTTAAGGCCGCCTCCAGTGTTTGCGCACTGGGGGCGGTTTTTTGTTTGCGGTTTTTGACGAAATATGTTACAATAGCTCCGCTGCCCTTCCCCATACTGGCAACAGAAGGGGGTGTATACCGTGGAACACCTCACCACATTCTTCGTGTCGGTCGGAGCGGGCATAGTCAGCTACTATGTTTGCAAGTGGCTTGACCGGCACAGCAAGGGCAGGTAAGCACAAAAAACCCCCGGAGACTGCGACTCTCCGGGGGTTTTTCTTGCGTGTATACCTTGGATACCTCACCACATCCTTGGCTGAGGCCATTATACCACAGCTTAGCCAGTGTATGCAAGAGGAACTTTTTTATGCCCGGAGCGGGGTTATTTGGTTGTTGGGGGCTGGGGTTATGCGCATTTACTACAAGCGGTCCGTCCGCTGGCGATTGCAGTAGACAATTTAATTTGGGACGGATTTTTCATGTTGCTGCAGCTGCTGCTATAGTGATATTTGCTTCCATCACTGGTCACCCAAACATAGCTCTCTGAATCAGAGATTGTTTCATTTGATGAGGGTTCAGGTTCCGGCTCTGGCTCCGGTTCATCTACCTTGTATTTATCATAAGTAATAATTCCATTCTGAATCAGGAGCATCGGCTCTCCGCCCAAATCTTGAAGGGACAGGGTTGTATTTCCGCTGTATGAATTCAAAATATCTCTCATACGCGCTTGCGCTGAAATCATGCTGCGTTGAGTCTGATCCCAATTCTCCGGAGCATTGCTCTGATCCTCGCGGTCGCTAATCCCTTCCATAGTTCCCGTAACAGTAATTTGAGTATTTATCTGTTGGAATTCCGTCATAATAAACTGAAAATCACTTTCCAGGAATTCACGGACGCGTTCTTCTGTATCTTGTTTGGTATCAGCAGTCTGAGCAACGGAAGCCCGCTCTATAGTTTGGGAGGAGGTATTGCCGGATGGTTCAACACCCTTATTATCATCTTTATCGGACCCAAAAGAACCGAGAATTCCCAGTACGAAAAATATAGCGAGGACTGGCAATAGCTTTCCGTTTTTCTTTCTGTTTGTATGGCGAGAACGAACTGGCATATTTATATTCCTCTCTCTTTTTCCAAATTTACCCTTGACAAACAAAAACAAACGTTCTAAAATTTATCATGCAATTACGGAGGGGGTTTGAAATATGCTAGACAGAAATCAGCTAATCCAATCCATCACGGAACTGCTAATGAGAGCTTCGGACGTGGAATTGGAAATAATCTACCGAATCGTAAGCAAGTACATCAAACACTAGCCAGAGGGGCTGAACCGGACTGCGGTTCAGCCCTTTGTCATTTCTTCGGCCATCTTTGCCAAAACCAGCCAATCACTTTCATCCAGTCTGGACAGCATTGTAATAAACCTCCGCTTAAATCCGTCCGATTCGTCGCTAAGTAATGGAGTCATGAAATCTGCAATCTCCTGCGCCTTACTCAGTTTGACAAACATTTCGCCTTCTCCGTCTCTAAGCCAGGATTGATTTACATTGAATTTCATGCAAATCAATGAAATAACTTGATTTGACGGAATTCTGCGCCCTGTTTCATATCCGGTGATTGTGTTCTGCACAGAGCCGATTTGCTCTGCGAATTCTTGCTGAGTAAGCCCCAGTGATTTTCGCAACTCTTTTATCCGCTCGTTCAAAAAAAGCCCTCCTTCCAAGTGCAAGCATAGCACAAAAAAACCGCGCTGTCAATAAAAATCGCAATGTCAATAAATTTGGGGTTGACAAATAGCGCGTTGCGCTGTAATATAATCGCGTAGACAATATGGAAGGGAGGAACACAAATGTCTGACACAAGTAAAGATATCCTTCGCACCTTCGACGCGTTGCTGAAGAGAATCGACGAAACGCAGAAAGAAAAGCTGCTGTGCTTCGGTGAGGGAATGGCCTTCATGGCAGAGCAGCAGGCCGCCCAGCAGGCGGCGGAAAGGGGGTGAGGGGGTGGACTTGAGAAAAATATTCAGCGAGCAGTTGACACTGCTCGCTGAACGGGCCAAGGATCCAAGCTGTACAAACGCGGAATTATGCGATCTTACCCGCGCAATGTTGGAAATCATTGAAACAGCCTTGTTTGTCTAGAGTGTGTACCCTTGAGATGCATTTTCCTTTTTCATTGCCGTATAAGCACTGTTGTATATTTGCAGAATTTCAGCAGGTGACTTTCCACTTAAATCTTGCGTCTGAACATACAGCATTGCTAACGCCTCAAACCTATCTTTGGGGAAATGCGTTTCGTTTGCAGCCATAATCTCACCCCCTTTCTCCGTGCTATTTTATCACGGTTTAGAGGCAAGGTGCAAGAGTGTGGCAGTGTCCCAGCAGCAGGCCGCCCAGCAGGCGGCGGAAAGGGGGTGAGGGGGTGGAGGTGATACTGGAAGTATTGGGCAAACCGCAAGCACGTGTTGTTTTGGAACGCTTACATACATTCCGGTCGGGGTGTTTGTGCGGAAAGGTGTACCACAATGAGGGGGCTAAGTATTGCTCTCAGTGTGGCAGAAAAATAAAGAAGGCCGCTCGCAACGGCCTTCAAGGGTTTATTTCCGATATGCGTGACCACATTCCACGCAAAAATTGTCGTGAATGCTCCGTCGAGGATGCCCACAATTTTGACACTCATAAAGCATTGGAGCTCCACACTGACAGCAGAATTTTGGCTTCGGCACATTCTCGACTGTCTCTTCCACAGACAAGCCGATGTGAAACCGTCTTGTCCCATATTCTTCGCAGTGGCCACACTGAGCGCAAAAAGCAATCTGCATACATTCTTCACCCCCTTTCTCCGTGCCATTCTACCACACCCCGGATTCAAGGACAAGGTGCAGGAGTGTCCCAGCAGCAGGCCGCCCAGCAGGCGGCGGAGAGGGGGTGAGGGGGTGGAGGTGACGATCCGGGGGGAGCCCAAAGAAATCGCCGCCCTTGTATTGACGGTACAAGAGCGGCGGGTAGGACCGAGCGAAATAAAGGTGGATTTCGATCCGGTAGCTATTGTGAAGGGTGCGTTGAAATCCATGTATGGTATTCATCCAGAAGCCGAAGATTCAATCGGAGAGAATTCTGAAGAATTTGAAGCTGAAAAGCAGTAGAATAAAAACCCCCGTCGGATGGTGGAACATCCGGCGGGGAAGGAACCAGCAAACCAGAAAAGCGGTCCTTGTGTATCTATTATACAATGACCGCCGGAAAAATGCAAGACAAAGCGAAAGTATCAAAAACATATCGGACAAAGAGTCATTCATACGCTCTGAAAAAGGAGGCGGCACTATGAATGGTACATTTGAAAATGAGCTGAACGTACAGCTGTTATACGAAATTGTTGGCAGAATCCTGGGGGAGCAGTACGGGGTGAAGCTCACCCCGATTGTGACGCGCCGGAAGGATTATCCTCAGCCCCAGACAGAGCAACCAGACGATCCCGCTCCTCTTGCCGTTTAACGCGGCAAGAGGGATGATCTAAAATCCACAAACGAAAAACAGGAGGACACGAAAATGCAGAAAGACAAAAACATCCAGGACAAGCTTCTGTCCGCGCTCCAGGAGGAGGGCGTGCCCGTGACGGTGTTCGTTGTGAACGGCTTCCAGCTGCGCGGCCAGATTACCGGATCCGACCGGTACGTGGTGGTGGTTCAGGCCGGGGAGGAGCAGCACATTATGTACAAGCACGCCATCTCCACCATCCACCCGGAACGCTCGATTGAGCTGTAACGGAGGTAAAAGATATGACTACATACAAGGGCACGGATCGGGCTATGAAGTGCCGTGGCTTCCAGTATGAGCTGGGGAAAAAGTTTACGTGGGACGGAGCTGTCAGATGCGGTGACCGGGGCGGGCACTCTGTTGTCTGTCCGATGGATGCGTTGTCGTACTACTCTCCGGTGGATGGCAGCCGGTATTTTGAGTGCGAGGCCGGCGGGACGATTGATGGAAAAAACAATGTGGACAGCAAGATTGCGTCCAGCGAGTTGACGCTCAAATCGGAAATTGGTCTTGATGGGTTGATTAAAGAGCAATTTGACTATGTCAAACAGCTTGCGGAGGGCAATGCCGCCCAGGAGGACGGTGACCACGCCGTCGCCCAGGAGGACGGTGGCCACGCCGTCGCCCAGGAGGACGGTGACCACGCCGCCGCCCAGGGGGAAGGGGGCCACGCCGCCGCCCAGGGGTACTTGGGCCACGCCGCCGCCCAGGGGGACAGGGGCCACGCCGCCACCCAGGGGCTCAGGGGCCACGCCGCCGCCCAGGGAGACTGGGGCCACGCCGCCGCCCGGGGGGACAGGGGCCACGCCGCCGCCCAGGGGCACGTGAGCCACGCGGAAGTACATGGAGAGGATGCGATTGCCGCTGCGTTTGGTGTCGATGGCCGCGTAATGGCCGGGAAAGTGGGGGCATGGCTCACGGCCTACGAGTGGGAAAATACCGGCAGCGGCTTCCATATCAAGACTGGGAAATGCGTCCGGGTGGACGGTGAGAAGATCAAGCCGAATGTCTGGTACACCCTCAAAAACGGGGAATTTGTGGAGGTGGAAGAATGATGTGCAACGATAATCCGGGGCCGGGAAAGGTGTCCCTTGTGACCCAGACGCTGCTGGAGCGGTATGGAGAGGAGCAGGTCTGGCAGGTGGAGCGGCTGGGCGAGAATACCTTCCGGGGCTGGCTGAACAACGGCAATGTCGCCATGGCTACCGTCTATGAGGACGGCACTATCGGGATTAAAGACATCCCGGCGCTCTGGTAGGCGGGGGTGTCATGATGGCCCAACGGCAGATTTTTGTACACCGCGCAAAGCCGAAAGAGACTAAGATCCAAAACAGCATTATTTGGGACAACGGCCTGAGCCAGATGGCCCGGTTCTCTCTGATCGCCATGCTGAGTCTTCCGGATGAATGGGATTATTCGGTCCGTGGAATGGCCGTGATGCTGAAAATATCCAAAGACACCATGGGGAAATACCTGAAAGAATTGGAGGCGGGGGGCTACCTCAAACGGGCCCAGGCCCACGGAGAGGCGGGACGGTTTGCCAAGACCGCCTACCTCCTCACGGACACGCCGGGAGAGTTCGGGGAGGATGTTTTGCTGGAACCGTGTCCTAATTTACCGGACCCGGTAGAACCGGACCCGAAAAAGTCGCCACAAAAGAAACGTACTGAACAAAAGAACGGTGCGGAACAAAATACCCCCCAAAGCCCCCCCGAGGGGGGCGCGCCCTCTGCTGTTAAGAAAAAACGAAGCCGCCGGCCCAAGGCGGAGCCGGAGTGGCGGCCAGAGAAATTCGAGGGGTTCTGGAAGGCGTACCCCAAGGACGACTGCCGGGCCAAGGCGGTGGAGCAGTGGGACGCGCTGCCCCGGGACAAGGAGCTGATGGACAAGCACCTGGGGGACGAGGACGCGCTGCTGCGGGAAATCGCCCTGGGTCTCAAGCGGCACCTGGAATCGCGGGACTGGCGGGAGAACATCGGCATTCCCCACGCCTTCCGCTGGCTCCGGGACCGCCGCTGGACGGAAAAGGTCAAACAGCCCCAGGCGCAGCCCGCGCCGGATCCCGCCGCCCCCCGGCAGAAGAAATGCCACACGGAGATCGTCAACGGGGAGGAAGTGCTGGTCTATGACAGCTGACATATTCGAGGCGGAAAACGCGGTGGTGGGCTCCATCCTGATCGACTCCCGCTGCCTGGGGGCCGTTGTCCCGGTGCTCCGGCCGCAGTTTTTCGGCTCAGCCATGGCCCGGGCCCTGTATGAGGCGGCGCTGCGGCTGGACCGGCAGGGGAAGCCCATTGACCCGGTGGTAGCGGCGGAGGAGGCGCGGCGGCAGGGGGCCGAGGTGCCTCGGGACTACCTGCTCCAGCTGATGGAAGCCACGCCCACCGCGGCAAACGCCCGGGAGTACGCGGAGATTGTCCGGGACAGCGCGCTGCGGCGGGGGTGCATGGCAGTCGCCGAGGAAATCAGGACGTTGGCCGCGGAGCATACCCAGCCCAAGGAGATCATGCTCAAGGCGGCGGGTCGGCTGGACGGGCTGCTTCAAACGGGCGCGCCGGGGGCGCTGCTCACGCCGGACCAGGCGATGCTCGCGTTCTACCGGCACCGGGAGCTGCTGGGGAAGCCCGGCGGCGGGTATGTCCGCACCGGCTATCAGGACCTGGACGAAACGCTGGGCGGCGGGCTTCTGGCCGGGGGAATGTATGTGCTGGCGGCCCGGCCCGGGATGGGAAAAACGACCTTTGCCATCAACATTGCCGACCGGGTGGCGAAGGAAAAAAAGCCGGTTCTGTTCGTCTCCCTGGAGATGACGGAGGCCCAGCTGAACGCCAAGCGAATCTCCCGGGAGACGGGGATCCCGGGCCCGCGCCTGCTGATGGGCGCCCTGAGCGAGCAGGAGGAACAGCTGGTGGCGGACGCGGGGGACGTAATACGCGCCCTGCCGGTGTACATCAACGGGGAACCGTCCGCCACGGTCCCGGACATAGAGGCGATGGCCCGCAGCGTGAAGGGGCTCTGCCTGATTGTGGTGGACTACATCGGGAAGGTTTCCCCCGGGGAGCGGGGCGGGGCGGCCCGCTATGACTATATGGCGGAAATATCCGGGGCGCTGAAAACGCTGGCCAGCCGCCTGCGGGTCCCGGTCCTGGCCCTGTGCCAGCTGAACCGGGCCGGGGCGGACCGCAGAGATAAAACGCCGCTCTTGACCGACCTGCGGGACAGCGGCTCCATCGAGCAGGACGCGGACGGGGTGATTTTCCTCCACCGGGAGGACTATTACGAAACGGAGTACAGCTCCGGCGGCGTCAATGCGGATTTGCAGGTGATTGCAGCCAAAAACCGCCACGGCAGGGTGGGGAAATGCCGGCTGGCCTTTGATATGGCGGCAAGCAAGATGACGACCTCCCGCGCCGCCGCGCCCTATCAAAAGCCGAAGAGGCAGGCCCCGGAGCCGAAGCAGATGCAGTTTGAGGATTTACAGGAGCCGGACGGCGATATGCCGTTTTGAAAGGAGGAACTTGCATGAATAATAACGAGCGTATTCTCATCCGGTATGTATGCGATGGCGATATGCGGCGGGCCCAGATGCAAGCTAGGTGTATCTTGGGCGCAATCACGTCCCAAAGGGATGCCGCTTTCCGGGATGATATGATCCGCCGGATAGAGGCGCGAAAAGGCTTTTTGAATTTGCCAGACACGCTTAAAGGCCTTTTGGCAGTCGATGATTCCGCCGTTTTCCCGGAGGCAAAATTCCTGCTCCGCAAAACGGAAACAGAGGCGGCGGAGAAAACCATATCCCTCTATCGCGCGTCCGAGCGCCTTGCAAATATGGGTATCCCCTATTTGCCTGCCCTCATACTGTATGGAGAGAGCGGATGCGGGAAAACGGAACTGGCCCGGTATATAGCCCATAGAGCAGAGCTGCCATTTGCCTGCGTCCGCTTTTCAAGCCTTGTAGATTGTCACCTGGGCGGCACTCAGTCGAATATCGCAAAAATTTTTGAGTATGTCCGCACAAACCCGTGTGTTCTGTGCTTTGACGAAATCGACGCCATCGGAACAGCCAGAGGGCAGGCGCAGGAGATGGGAGAAATGAACCGTGTCGTGATTGCCATGATGCAGGAACTTGACCAGATTCCCAACAACGTAATCATCGTCGGCACCACCAATCGCTTTGACCAACTCGACCCGGCCCTTGTGCGGAGGTTCCCTTTGCAGTACGAACTGATGCCATTGTCCTCTGAGGAGATAAAGGCGTTCGCGCATAAATTCTTTCGATATTCTGGGACACGCCCCGCCGACGGGGTGGACGAGTGGTGTGGTAAAATCTTTGAGGGGGCTGTACCCGCCGCGACCGTTGTGAGGGAGTGCACGGACGTTGTAGTCAAACACATTTTGCAGGAGGAGGCAGGGACGTAGATGGCTGCTGTAAAAAACGAAAATAAAAAAGCCGCCTACGCCCGCATGGGGGACAAGCTGGCCCAGTTCGGGCTGGCCTCCCCCGCTGTGAGCGAGGCGCGGGACATCGAGACGATTACAAGCGAGATTCTGAGCTTGAAAAAGACCGCCGGGGATGCGATCCTGGCAATCGGCCATCGTCTGATTGAGGCCAAGTCCCTGCTGGCTCATGGGGAATGGCTCCCGTGGCTGACCGAGCAGGTGGAATTTTCGGAGCGATCCGCACAGACTTTCATGCGCCTTGCCCGGGAGTGGTCAAATCCGCAGACGCTTGCGGATTTGGGGGCGGCGAAAGTTCTGGTGCTTCTGTCCCTGCCGGAGCCGGAGCGGGAGGCATTTCTGGCCGAAGTTCCGGCAGAGGATATGTCTGTCCGGGAGTTGAAAAAGGCCATCCGGGAGCGGAATGAGGCCATCCAGGAGCGGAATGAGGCCCAGCAGGCCCAGGAGAAGATGGCGGGGGATTTGAGGCTGGCCAACGAGCTGCTGGAGCGGGCCAGGACGGACCAGGAGACGGAGCGGGCCCGGTATGAGCAGGCGTCGGAAATGCTGAAAATGAATGCGGATCTGCTCAAAAAGGCCAAGGAGGAAAAGCAGCAGGCGGCTGCAAGTGCGGCGGAGCTGGAGCAGCAGCTGAAGGAGCTGCGGGAAAAACCGGTGGAGGTTGCCGTTATGGAGGTGGATCAGGAGAAACTGGACGCCGCCCGGGCGGAGGCAGTTGAAGAGATGCAGGCCAAGATAGACCGGGCCCGGAAAGACCTTGCCGCCGCCAACGACCGGATCGCCAGCCTTGAGCAGGCCGCCCGGGCAGCCGCGGTAGTCTCCGACGAGGATTTGACGATTTGCAAAATCCTGTTTGGACAGGCCCAGGAGATTGTCAACAAGATGGCCGGCCTGCGCATCAAGCTCCAGGGGCGGGAGGACCCGTCTGCCGCCGAATCGGTGCGCCGGGCGATGCTGGCTCTGAGCGATAAAATCAGGAGGGACGCGGAATGAGTATGCTGGAAACCGCGCTGGGCAGAATCGAGGCCCAGCAGCCCAAAGAGCGCACTCCCGTATGGATGGTGGGGGAGCAGCTGAAGGATATGCTCCGGGCGAACCCACAGTGGGCGGAGATGCTGGCTCAGGACTTGGAAATCAAGGAGATGTCACTGGCCGAGTGCGAAAAGAAAATCAAGGCCTATGCCGACGGGCACAAGACCGGGAATTTCGCCTGCGTGACGCCCCTGGAGGCGGAGAGCATCATTCGGGATTTCTACGGCCTGCACGATGCCGGCCCGGTCCCCGCCCCGGAAGACGGCCTGCTCCGGTTTGAGGACTTTTTCCCATGAAAACAAAAAGAAAAGAGATTCCGGACTGCCGGGGGCTGGTCCCCCGCACACCGCCGGAGGGGCTGGCCGCCTGGGCGTATGTCCACTGCCAGGGGCTTAAACGCTCCGGAATGCTCTATGAGGTGGAGTGGGTGAGTGAAATGGGGCTGGCGGAGTGCCTGTCCACGGATCCAAAGCCGAAGCGGATCAAAATGGTCCGGGTGACCTGCTCCGCCTGCGGACAGGGTACGCTGATGGAGTGGAATGAGGACCCGAACGCCGGGTACGGCTTTCTCGGCGATTATGAGTGTGACGAAGGCGGGCTGGTTTTTGCGGACGGCGATGAAAAAAGCTGCCCCCATTGCGGGGAGAGGTGCCTGGTCCGCAAGCGCTCCTCCCTGGGACGCTTTGGGTATTTTGTAAGCGGAGAAGTCAGCGTAATGTCCGCCAGCCTGGCGGGGGAGGAAAATATGCTGGCCCTGACCGTCTGGACGGCACAGAACCGGGTCTATAAATCTGGGCAAGAAAGTCTTGTGCTGATCCCGGCGGAGGCTTATGTATTCAGCCGGGACGGCTGTGTCCAGCTCATGGGATGGCGCAATTCCTACAGCGGAAGCGCTGGGTATTTTATTTCCTATTCGCTTGAGTGGCGGCAGCCCAAAAAGTGGACGCACCACCGACTGGAATGCAGGGCAATTTTTGGGCTGACGGAAGCGCTGCTGGCGCAAAGCAGCCTGCCCCACTGCAAGCTGGACGTGTACATGGATCAATTTCAGAGCCTGTGCAAAAAGTACCCGGTTTCGTATCTGCTGCTTTACCAGGAGCACTCAAACGTGGAAGCGCTGCTGCTCCACGGCCTGCCGTTGGTGCTGCATGAGCTGATCGAGAAGGAATTCTTCTCTGAAATTCACTGGGAGGAGACCAGGCCGGCGGCAATGCTGGGCCTGACCCGTGACGAGCTCCGACTGGGCCGGAAACAGGGGTGGGGCGCGTTTCTCTGGCGGCTGTTCACCCGTGCCAAGGCGGTGGGGGAGCAGCTGACAGCGGACGATATATATTCCGCGTTCGAGCTGGCTGACGAGAACGTGCTTGATCTGGTCGGACGGGGTCCGGTGGGGAAATCCATCCGGTATCTCCGGCGGCAGATGGAAATGTGCGTTCCGGAGGCGGAGGGCCAGGACCCGCAGCCTTACGACATCGTCGACGCGGCGTATCTGCTGGACTATTGGCGCATGGCGGAAATAGCCGGCCGGAATCTGAACGACACCCAGGTGCGGTTCCCCGACGACCTTGTCCTGGCTCACGACACAATGATACCGCTTGCGAAAGCTTGCGAGTGCAAGCAGCTGGACGTGAATTTCCGGGTGCGCCGGAAGCAGCTGCGAAAATACAGCTTCCAGGCGGACGGTCTTCTGATTCGTCCGGCCAGGAGCAGGAAGGAGCTGGCGGACGAGGGAAATGTCCTGCATCACTGCGTGGGCACTTACGCCAAGGATTACGCCGAGGGAAGAACCGCCATTTTCTTCATCCGCCGTGTGTCGGCTCCAAAAGAATCATATTTTACGCTGGAGCTGAACGAAAGAAGCCTGGAGGTACGGCAAAACCGAGGCCTTAAAAATTGCGCTCGGACGGACGAGGTATGGGAATTTGAGCACAAGTGGCTGGCCTGGATCCGGACCGGGTGCCGGCAGGACGAAAAGGGCCGGCACCCGGCGGCGTGAGGAAACAGAATCTGACAGGAGGTACTTTCATGAATGAGTTTGAAAAAATATGCCCGATTATGGGTCAGACCACACAGCACAATTTCCCGGACACAATTCAACTGGGCGACGCGTTCCAGGTGCGGGAAGGAAAAGTCAATAGGAGGAATTGCATGGACAGCACGGATAAAATTCTTGCCCGAGATTTTTCAGAAGAGTTTATCCAACTGATGAAGAACAGGATTTTAACCTCTCACTACAAATACGGCTGGATTTGTGATACATATCCAGAGCTGGCCGATGCGGTGGCGTGCCTGGATCAGCGGCTGGCGCTGTACCGGGAAAGCGGGAACACGGAGCACCTTGTGGATGTGGCCAATTTCGCCATGATTGAGTTTATGCGCCCACGCCATCCGCAGGCACATTTTAAGGGAACCGATTCCGACCAGTCCCCTGGGCTGGTTGGGACCAGCTATAAGCAGTTAATGGAGGGGATCGAACATGAAGCCTGAAAATCCATTCCGGGAGGGTACGCTGATCTGGTCCATTATGGAGGGGGACTGGGAGGATCTGACGGTAAATCAGATAGCCGAGGTACTGGATACAACCGAGCAGCAAATCAGCGTATATCTGTCCCATATCAAAAAGAAAACCGGATATGCGGTTCCATTTCGAAGGAGGCAGCGAAATAAATGCCAAAAATCCTGAAGCGCATCCGCGCTGGCCGGATGGTCTATGAGGTCCTCTACACCGCGCCGGCTGCCGGAGACTCCCCCAAGGCCCGGGCACAGAAGCAGAAGGCCAGCACCCTGGCCCGGGAAAAGCTGAATTTCCGCACGTCGGTGCAGAAGCTGGAGCGAACTCTGGCGGATAACTTTGACAACGGGGACCTGTTCCTCACCACTACTTATGACGACAAGCATCTGCCGGAAAACCGGGACCGGGCAATGCGCCGCCTGCGGGGAGTGCTGTCCAAGCTCCGGGCGAACCGGAAGGCCAGGGGGCAGCCCCTCCGTTATATCTATGTAACGGAGGGCTGTTATCCCGGCGGCCGGATCCACCACCACCTGGTCATTAACTCCACCGGGGAGGATCTGGAGGAGCTTCGGCGGCTGTGGAGCTTTGGAGACATCGAGCTGCGGCGGCTGGTCTTTGACAAGGACCACACCTATGAGGATCTGGCCAGCTATCTCACCAAGGAGCCCCGGGAGTGGGGGCACCCCAGAGTGGGGGAGCGGACCTGGACGCCGTCCCTGGGTCTGGTCCGTTCGGAGCCGGAGACCATGGAGATCCCCGACAGCCTGACCCTGGCTCCGCCGCCGGAGGCGCTGGCCGTCTCCAAGACCGGGCCGGAAACCAACGGATACGGAGAGTGGTGCTGGATGAAGTATATGCTACCATATTCTCCCAGGAAGAAACGGCCCCGGGCAAAACGAAAACGCAGGAAGAAAGAATAGGCTTTTCTATTCTTTTCGGTCTTGGGGGTAACTATATCTTCTCTCATTTTAAAAGAAAAGAGGTTGACAAGGTTGCAAAATGAAAAAAGCTGTGGTAAACTGAACGTGAAGGACGGATGGGTGATCTGTCCAGTATGCGGCAAGGGGAAGCTGCAAAAGATACTCCCCAGCACAACCGCCAAAAATCTGCCGCGCAAGTGCAAACGATGCGGGCAGGAAACTCTTGTAAATATCGAAGCGCCTGAGCCAGCGTCCAAAGTGACCAGCGCCTGAGCCTATGACAACCCGATTGCGGGTGTCGTGGCTTAGGCGCTTTTTGTTTTGCCTGGAGGTGATAGCCCATGGATTACAAAAGCGGAAAATGGAAACGGCTGCGAAAGCGAGTACTGCGGCGAGACAAGTGCCTGTGCCGTGAGAGCGCCAGATATGGACGGACCATAGAGGCCAACACGGTGCATCATGTTTGGCCCGCAGAGGATTACCCCGAGTATGCCTGGTGCGAGTGGAACCTAATCGCGCTGTCGACTCAGGCACACAACGCTATGCACGACCGGGACACCAACGAGCTCACGGAACTGGGGGAATCCTGGCGGCGGCGGATACGCCCCCCTCCCTCAAGGGGGTACTTTAGTACCCCCTTGGAGAC